CGGGCCGGACGTCCACCGACAGACCGGCGCCGGCAGCCACGACGGCCGTGTCGCCGGGCTCGCCGTACACCCCGTCGTCGGAGAACCGGGCGGCGATCTTCTCGTACTCGGTGTCAGTGACGGCGCGGGCATTGTGAGCCGGGCTCGGCCACGAGTCCTGTGCCACGCGGGCACCTCCTTATCGGGTTTCGAGCCGGCCGAGGCGGCGGCCGAGCGTGCGCAGCGCCTTGACGGTCGCGGGGTCGGTGGTCGATTCCGGCGAGCCGACCAGCGTCGTCACGTACTCGCCTGTGCTGGGGGTCGCCTGCAGGTGGATGGAGCGCACGAGGTCGACGACCTCGACGCCGTACGGGAGCGCGACCGTGACCCGGTCGCCGAGATCGAAATCGCGGCCCGCCTTGAGATCGGGGGTGTCTACCGTCACCGTGGCGAGTTCGACCGGGGCGGCGCCCGCCGCGATCTCTTCCGTCCCGGCCTGCGTCAGCTCGCCGTTCGTGTCGGTGTCGGCCGAGCCGTCGACGTACTTCTCGACGCGCCACCAGGTGGCGGCCGCCGCGGCGTCGGCTGCCTGCACGTAGGTCCGGCCCGACGTGCCGGACGCCGGTTCGGTCCCGGCGATCAGCGCGTGCGTGACCGTCGGCGCCGACTGTTTCGCCTGCACCGAGCGCAGGTTGCCGATCCCGATACTGAAGCGGGCGACCGCGGTCCGGTCGGCGGGCGCGTAGCAGCCGAACACGATCTGCGTCGACGTCTGCCTGCACCGGAACCCGATCGCGCCGCCCGCGACTGCGACCCGCCTGCAGACGTCGAGCAGCGGCTCGAACCTCGTCTTGACCGTCGTCGAGGTGCCGGCGCCGGCGACGCTGTCGAGCGCGAAGTTCGGGATGCGGCGCTCGGTGCGGGCGGCCGGACCGCAGTTCTCGTTCACGATCGACCGAATGATCGTCTCGGCGTTCGTGCTCGTGATCTGCCGGTACGTGTTGGCGAGCTGCGCCGTCCACGCGCTCGCCGGGGTCGGCCATGTGATGTACCCGGCCACGAGGGCGAGATCGTCGGAGAAACTCACGGTGACCTTGCCCCACCCCGGCTGTTCGGTGACCGACCACGAGAAATCCGCGGGGATCTCCAGCGGGCCGGCCATCCACACCGTGCCGTCGCGGATCACCACGAGCCGATTACCGGGCTGCAGTTGCGCCATGACGTCCGGCCGGGCGGGCACGTCGAACGAGCCCGAGCCGGGTTCGTTGAACTTCTTCGTGCAGTCAAGGCTCGTCCACCCGTCGATCGGGTCGCCCTGTACGACGAGGTTCCGGTCGGTGATCAAGAGCTGCACGGCCACCGGCCGCCCCCCTTCACGCTGTCTCGAAACGAGGGTTGAACCGCAGGTCGACGGCGCTGCCCGGTCCCGAGCCGTCCAACTGGAACGACACCGAGTTCCGGCCGGGGGCGAGCCCCCACAGAACGGCGCTCGGCCAGTCCAGCGCGCCAGTCCAGTTGGCTCCGTCCTGGTAGCGCACCGAGGGCGGGTCGGTGGAGATCGTCACCTGTTGCCCGGCGAGCAGGTTGCCGTGCCCAACCGCCGTCGGGTCGACCGAGAACGACTCGCCCGTGCCGTCGTGCGTGAACGTGATCAGCGACGCCGGCCCGGTGACGGTCCATGTCGGCCACACGATCACGTCGCCGGGATTCTCGACCTCGGTCTCGCCGAGCACCTGCGACGACGAGACCGTCGGATAGGGGGTGAAGAACGATCCGAGGCTGCCGGCCGCGCGGTGCACGGCGACCTCGACCGGGTCGCGCCAGTACGGATCCTCACACCACAGCGTGATCGCGGCGGCGTCGGACACGATGCCGTACCCCTTCGCGCCCCGACCCTCGAACCCTTGCTCGTAGTAGACCGCGATGCGCCGCCGCGTGCCGTCCGGCCGGGAGATCTCCAGCCACCCCGGACCCTCCCGCAGCGTCCGCGTGAACGCCGTTGCGAGCTGCCGCCACCGGGTGACGAACTGCATGTGATCGTCGCCGTGGACGTACAGCGGCCACACGATCGCCCGCGGCTGCGGCTGGACGTACCGCAGCCGCGCCCCGCCTCGCGGATGCGGGTCGCTCGTCAGCTCGTACGGCGTCGCGCCGAGCCCGGACACGCCGTCGGCGAGCGTGAACCATCCGGCCGTTTCGTCCGTGAGCTGCCACACCGTCCCGGCCGGGTCGGTGTACGTGGCGGTCGCGAACCCGATCTCGGGCAGGGGTACCGGTGTGCCACCGCCCCCGCCCGTGTCGGGCGGGGTGATGACCGGTGCGGTGATCAGGGGCATCTAGCGTGGCCTCCCCACCCGAGCGAGCGCATCCTGCCGCCGCTGCAGCAGCTCAAGATCACGAACTGTCATGTCGAGCGTGCGCGGAAATACGTTGTACGTCGTCCCGCTGGACTGCACCGCCTGCCCGCCGCCGGACGACAGCGCCGCCCGCACCGCCGAGGCGCCCGGTACCGGCTGCTGCAGGTTCCGGGCCATGCTGCGCACCACAGCGGCGCCGACCGCAGCGATCGACGAGTCGCTGTCGAGCACGGTCTGCCCGCCGCCGAACTGCAGCAGCTCGGGCCCCCGTTCGCCCACCCACGCGACCTCGCCCGGCCGAGGCCGGCCGCCGTTGGCGTACCCGCCGGGGCGGTTGTACGCCGAGGCGAGCGAGCCGTACCTCGACAACGCGTACCGCATCGAGGCGTACACGTTGGCGAGCGGATCCCACACCCCGCGCCCGCGCATGCTGCCCGCGTACGCGTTGAACGTCGGGTCGATGACCTGCATCAACCCCTTGGACGGTGTCCCGTTCTTGGCGTTGATGTCCCAATTGTTGATGGCGCGCGGGTTGCCGCCGCTCTCTTGGTTCATCCGGCGCAGCACGGTCGGCAGCAGACTCGCCGGCTGCCCGACGAGCTTGAGCGCCTGCAGCACGACGTTCGACCAGCGCTTGACGCCCGATCCGCCGATGTCTCCCGACGAGCCGCCGAACATGCTCGTCGCCGACTTGACGATCTTGTCTTTCAGGCTGGACAGCATCTTGAGCGGGACTTTCCCGATCATCTGCGCGAACTTGCTCTGCCCGACCTGTGCGATCTTGTCGCGGACGAACTTGGTCGCCTTGTCCCACAGTCGGCCGGGGTCGGCGAGGAAATCGACGCCGTCCATCACGGCGCCGCCGATCTTCTTCGCCTTGTCGCCGAGCCATCCCGCGACGTCGCCCACGATGCCGCCGCCGGCGAATCGCTGTACCGGCAGCTCGCCGTGTTCGTTGATGTACTGCAGGGTCCCGAACCCGACCTTGCGGGCGCTGCTGCGCTTGACGACGAACTCGTCGGCCATCATCAGCGCCGGGATCGAGTCCTTGCCCGGCGTGCCGCCGCGCGTGCGGCCGCCCTCGGCGAACTTCGGCGCGGCCGGCAGCTTGCCGAGCCCGACGAACCCGGCCACGCCGTCCCAGACCTTTTTGATCCCGTTCGTGTACACCGTGTTCACCACGAAAGCCACGGGCTTCCGGGTGGCCTCGCGCACCTTGTCGAACGCCGTGCCGATCGCTTTCTGCGCGGTGTCGAACGCGCCCGCGAACAGCCCGACCGCAGTCTTTCCGGCATCGAACGCAGGCTTGAGCCCGTGCGTCCACATCCACGATGCGGCCGACCCGATCCCGTCGAACGCAGGCTTGATCGCGGTCTTCCACAGCCACGTTCCCGCCGCGCCGACCGCCTGCAGACCGGCCTTGACGTACCCGAAATAGATCTTGACCCCGGTCCACCACCATGAGGCGACCGTCACGATCCCTTGGAACGCCGGGGCGATCGCGTTGCGCCACAGCCACGTAGCGGCGGCGCCGAGTGCCGACAGCCCGGCCTTGACGAGCCCGAAATACAGCTTGACCCCGGTCCACCACCACGAGGCGAGCGAGACGATCCCGCGGAACGCCGGGCCGATCGCCACGTTCCACAGCCATCCGGCGATCGCGCCGAGCGCCTTGAAAGCGAGCACGAGCGGCGCGATCACGATCACGGCGAGGACGGTGAACAGCACCTTGCCCGCGGTCGCGATCGCCGAGAACGTCGGCGACAGCACGGTCGACCACAGCCACACTGCGGCCGAGCCGATCGCCTGCAACCCGATCTTGAGGTACTCGAATCCCGGCTTGAGCGCCGAGTTCCACAGCACATCCCAACCGGCCTTGATGCCGGCCCACGTCGCCTGTACCGCCTCGCGGAACCAGCCGACCTTTTGGTACGCGACGACGGCGGCCGCGACGAGCGCGAGGATCCCGACGACGATCAATCCGATCGGGTTCGCGCTCATCACGGCATTGAGCACGCCCTGCGCGACCGCCCACCCGCGCGTGACGGCGGTCGTCACGGCGATGATGCCGCGGTACACCGTGAACGCGGCGGTCATGCCCCATGTGGCGATCGTCGAGACGCCCGCCACGGCGGCGACACCGCCGAGCGCGACGCCGAGCGGGATGAGCCATGCGCCGTACTCGCGCACCCACTGCACGCCGCCCGCGAACGCCTCGCCGACGCCCTTCGCGGCGGGAACGAGGACGTCGACCAGGGCGCCGCCGACGACCTGCGCCGCCGGAAGGACGTACTTGTTCAGGAACCCGCCGAACGACTTGAGGGCGGGCAGCGCGTACCGGTCCGCGACGTTGGCGAGTCCCTGCAGCGCCCGGCGCTTGAATACCTCGATCGGCTGCATCGCTGTGTTGTGCAGCGTCTTGCCCATCTTGTCGGCCGCGCCGCCGACCTTGCCGAGGCCGGCCGCCGCCGTCGAGGGGTCCATCGCGAGGAGACTCGCCCCGAGATCCTCGGCCTGCGTACCGAACAGTTGAACGGCGATCTGCGACTGCAGGACCGGATCCTTGATCCCGCGTAGCCGGTCGAGGGTGAGGTCGAGAACACCGTTCGCGGCCTTGCCACCCTTGGCGAACTTACTCGCCATGTCGTCGGCGTTGAGGCCGAGCGCCTGCCAGCCGGCGGCGGTCGTCTTGCTGCCGTCGACGGCGCGAATGCTGAATTCCTTGATCGCGTCGGCGGCGACGTCGCCGTCGCGGGCGCCCGCCTGCAGCGCCTGATTGATCAGACCGATCGCGGTAGCGCCGTCGAGCCCGGCCTTACGCCACTGCGTCGAGTACTCGTTGACCGTGTCGATCAGGTCGCCCGCTTTGTCGGCGCCCGACTGGAATCCGGCCGTGAGCAGATCGAACCCGGCCTTGCCGTCCTTGACGATTCCGGTGCGGATGAGCTGCCCGACGGCTTTCGTCGAGTCGGCGACGTCGGCGTCGAACGTCTCGGCGAGGTTCAACGCCGCTTTGGACAGCCCGACAAGTTCCTTCTTCGGGCCGTTGATCGAGGCGACGCCGTTCTGCTGCAGCGCCTTGAGCGAGTCGTTTACCTGGTCGATCGACTCGCCGTACCCCTTGGCGTAGACCGAGCCCGCGACCTTGCCCGCGCGCGCCGACTCCTTCTCGGTGAGCCCGAGCTGCGCGCCAAGCTTCGCGTTGCTCTTGTCCTGCTCGACCGCCTCGGCGAACCCGGCGGCGAACAGTGCGCCGCCCACGGCGGCGACACCGGCGACGCCCGTTTTCAGCTTGCTGCCGAGCCCGCCGAGGAACCCCTGCCCGGCGTCCTGCCCGGCGCTCGTGCCGACCCGCGCCGACTCGCCGCTGATCTGCTGATTGAGCAGCCGGCCGAACCCGCGTGCCTCGGGCACGACGGACACGTACCCGACGCCGACCTCGACCGGCATGCGTCATTCCCCCTTGGTCTGCGCGAGGATGTGCTCGTACGCCGCTTTCGCGCGCGCCCTGTCCTGCTCGCCCTGCGCCTCGTCGGGCACCGGGTCGCCCGGCCGCCATGACGGCTTGGGCCACGGCAGCGGAGCGCCGCTCTTCTTCGGGTCCCGGTTGGCGTTGACGAACGCCGTCAGCAGCAGCGCGAGCAGATCGCGGGTGTCGGCGGCCGAGTAGTCGATCTGCTGCCACGCGTGCCCGTTCACTGCTCGGGCGGTCGCCCCGTCGGGTGGCAGGTGCTCGACCAGGACGCGCAGCATCCGCAGCGTGATCTCGCCTCGCCAGTACGCCGCGAGCGGCCCGCCCGGACCGTAACCGGGGTAGTGGTGGGCGAGGTCCGCCTCGACGGCCTCGGGCTCGTCGCCGAGGACGTCGAGGACGGTGTACGAGTAGGTGTCGACGACGTCGTCGCCGTCGCCTACCCCTTCGTAGGGCGCACCTTGCTGACCTTGTCCTGCGCCTCGTTACGGATGCCGACGTACAGCAGCATCACCGAGTTGACGTCGCCGCCGGCCGCGATGAACTCGTCGTACTGGTCGCCGAGCAGAATGCGGGCGCCGGCCTCGTCGCCCTTCGCCTCGTTCAGTTCCTGCTGCATGCTGTCGGGCGTGAAGATCGGGTGCGGGAACGAGAACACCGCGGGGGCGTCCTCGGGCCCGACCTCGAACTCGACTGCCTCGCCGCCGACCGCCTCGGCGTACGAGCGTCGCACGGTCTCCAGCCGGTACCGCTTGCCGTTCGGCTTGCTCATGGTCGTGTCTCTCTCTCGGGTGAGCTGCGGGTGAGCGTGTGAGGACGGGGGGCGGTCGGGGCTCACCCAGAACCGCCGCCCCCCGTCCGATCAGGGGGTGTTACGGAGTGGTATCGAGCGCCCGCCATCCGGGCCCGTCCACCCAGTTCCGGCACGAGGTGCCGAGCGCGCTGTCGCGGTAGGCGTTGAAGGTGACCGGCCGCTGCGTCTCGGTCGAGCGCGCCCACTGCTCGTCGTCCTTGCTCGTGAGCCGGGCGCGCGGGAAGAACCGCACGACGTAGATCTCTCCGCCGTCGTCCCCGTAGTCCAGACCGATGAACAGCAGCCGGCGGAACGGGTTCGCCGGGATCGACGCCCGGTCCCACTGCCACGCGGAACCGATCGCGGGCAGCGCGCCCGTACCCGACAGCGGCAGTCCCTCGTACAGGGCGACGGTCGCCGCGTTCGTCTCCTGCGGCGCGAACTGCGCGCTGATCACGTCCGACTCGACGTCCGAGCGGGTCGGCTCGACCGACTGCGACGAGGTGACGTCGGAGATCGACAGATCGGACGTGAACGTGATGCCGTCATCGGTGGTGTAGCCGATCGGCACGTACCCCGCGGGGATCGCCGACAGGCTGCCGTCGGACGAGCCGAACGGCGCGCTGATCGCTGCGGTCGCGTAGTCCGCGGCGAACACGGCCTGTACGAGCTGCTTGCGGATGTACTCGGTGTGCAGACCGGTCTCAAGAGGTGTGGTCATGCCGGGATTCCTCCGTGGGAAACCCCCGGCCGCCGAGCGGTCCGGGGGTGCGATGTCTGGTGACGGGTGAGCCGATCAGGGGGCGGCGAGCGCCGTACCGCGCAGCGACACCTCGACGGCGAACGAGCTGCGTTCCTGCCCGCTCACCGGGTCGGGCAAGGTGATCGGACCGCCGACGTCGGCGACGTCGTACGCCACGGCGCCGCGCCATCCGGGGATCGCAAACACGAGCGCCCGCACGACTGCGGTGAGGTCGGCGACTGCGCCCTCGTCGGGCCCCCAGCACGTGACGTCGAGGCGCGGCCGGTCCGTGACCCGGTCCAGCCGGCTGCCGCCGACCCGCTCGATCCGTACGAACCGCGGCGGCCGCGAGGCCGGTACGCGGGTGACGACCGGCACGTCGACGCCCCGCTCGACCAGTGTCGCGCGCAGGTACGAGCGCACGACGGCGACGGCGTCCGGAAACTCGACCGGCGCCGCCATCAGTCGACCGCCCGCGCGGCGTCGAGGGCGCGCAGCAGCGCGCGGCGCGACACCTCGGGATCGTGGGTCGAGTAGTCGCCGATCACGGCGCCTCGTGCCCGGCGGTCGCCGGTCTCGACGTCGACTCGGAACTGCCCGCCGGCCTCGGACACCGCGGCGGCCGCCTCGGCGACCGCCCTCGTCTTCCGCTCGATCAGCGCGTGCATCTGCGGGGTGCGCAGGAACGACGCGATCGCCTGCCTGTTGGGGACGATCCTCGATCGAGCCATGCTCACCCCTCGACGCTCTTGAGTCGTATCTCGTAGTGGTGGAACTCGGTCGGCGTGTACGCCGGTCCGGGCGGGCCGATCACCTCGAACGACAGCTCGCCCCAGTGCACGCGAGCCGACCCGTGCACCGTGAGCGGCTGCCCCGAGGTGTCGGCCGGGTTGCAGATCATGAGCCACTCGCCGATCTGTGCCGACCGCTGATCGGTGTCCTCGGCGCTCGTGTTCTGCTGCAGCCACGCGGCTACCTCGGCGTGCGTCGACGCCGACCAGTCGTCGACCTGGTTGTCGTACCGGTCCGTCGTCCGGCCGGGGTGCTCGACGTCGACGAGGTGCGGCAGCACGTCCTCGGGGATCACAGCAACCGCCGCCCGTAGCACGCCGGGTCGGGGCGCCACCCCGGCAGTCCCTCGTCGGCGAGCCCGAGCGAGTACGCGGCGTCGGCGTCCGGATCCGTGACGTCCTCGGGCGCGAGCTGCGCGATCTCGTCCGGGGTGAGGTACAGCCCGCCGTCCTCGCCCAGGGTTTCGCTGTACTGGCCGATCGTGCGCTGCCTGTACCCGCCGGGGTTGGCCATGACCCGACGCACGACCGACACGGCGATCGCCTTGAGCGTCGCCGGGTCGGGCTCGTGCCCCGCCGGGATGTGCCGTCGCATGAGCGCCGACGCGTCGTCGAGGTACGCCTCGACCTGCCTGCGCTTCGGGCTGCCCTCGGGCAGGGTGACGGCGACGCGATCTGTGTAGTCCTCGACCGTCGCGAACGCCGCCACAGCCCTACTCCTCCCGCTCGACGACGCCGGCCGCCTCGGCGGCCGCGATGATGTCCTCGCGGCTCGCGTCGGCGGCGACCTCGACGTCGTGCTGCTCGGCGAACGCCCGCCACGCCTCGACGCCCGAGCCGCGGCCCGAGCGGGGCGGCGCGACGTCGACCGGAGTGCCGCCGCTCTCGCCCTCGCCCGTGGGCGTGGGCGCCTCGGCCGCCGAATCGGCGTCCGTCCATGCGTGACCGCCGATCCGCTCCGCGACAGCGGCGGGCACCTGGTCGTCGGGCCCGTACGCCTTGCCGTCGACGTGCACGTACGCGATCAGTCGCCGGCTCATGCGATCACCTGCGCCTTGAACGTCAGGTTCGGCTCGCGCAGGATCGGCAGACCGACCGCCGCGGCGTGCGTCCACAGCCGGATCGGATCCTTGCTCTTGTACGTCGCCGCGACGACGCCGGGCTGCTCGCTCGCGACGAGTTCGTACTCGGCTTCCAGCGCCTCGGCGGTCGTGCCGAGCAGCGTCGCACCGAGTTCGGTCGGCTGCGCCGCGGTCGTCGGGCCGCCCTCGGGCAGCAGCGCGATCGCGTTGCTCGGGGTGATCCGGGTCGAGACACCGTCCACCTTGACGCGCGCGTCGTACACCTCGATCGGCGGCAGGTTGAGCGAGCGCAGCACGCTGTTCACCTGGTCGCTGTTCAGCATCGGCGCCGTGCCCGCAGGGGCGAGCGGGAACACCTGCCGGATCACCTGGTTGCACATCGCGAGGTGCTCGACGACCGCGTTCGGCGCGAGGATCACGGCCGGCGACTCGCCGTTCGTGTCCTCGTACGTGTTCACCCACGAGCGCAGGTCGGTCAGCGGCGTCGCGTTCGTGTGGTCCGACCACAGCGTCGCGGCGACGACCGAGTGCGAGGCGGACCGGCCGAAATCGACGGTCTGCTGCAGCTCACCGATGGGCGCCTGCGCGTTGACGAGCGCCTGCCCGCGCACGACCTCGAACCGCGCCCCGATGTTGCGGGCGAGGCGCTGCGCGTCACGAGCGATCAGCCGCAGCACGCGGTCGTCGTTCGTGTCCAGCTTCCTGAGCCTGAGCCTGTCGTACTCGTTCAGCGGGATCTTTTCGGAGATCGGGGGCAGCTCGCCCATGACCTTTGAGATTCCCTCGCGGCGGCCGATCTTGGACTCGGCGTCCCACGCACGGAACGAGGCGGTCTCGGCGAGCCCGCCGCCGCCCTTCGTGAACTCGTACGCGATGTCGTCGACCTCGACGTTCGGCAGCCACCGCGACAGGGTGAAGCGGTTCACCTGCAGATCGGCGAGCGCCTGCCGAATCAGGCCGGTGAGTTCGGTCGGCTCGATGAACTCTGTGTCGAGAGTCCAGCTCATCTAGATCATCCCCTCTCAGACGAACCGGATCGTGCCGGCGACGTCCGTCTTTCCGGCGGCGTCGACGGCGATGGGCAGCCGCGAGGCGCGCACCTTGCCGTGCGTGAGCATCGCGGCCGACGGGTCGACGGTGTTGACGTCGGGCGCCTTGACTGCGGCATACAGGAACCCGACGAGGACGGCCCGTCCGTCAACGGCGGCGTTGTCGTACGGCCCGAACTTGCCCGGCGTTGCGGTGATCTCGCCGAGCGGGATGCCCGACTTGAAATACCCGTCGGGGTAGTGAATGGCCTTCGTGAAGGCGCTGGTGTCGAGCGAGATCGTTTCGGTCGCGTCCGTGCCGTGCGCGGACCCGAGCCACGACTGATCGTCCGACCCGAACGTCTCAGTCGTCTGACCGAGAATCATGGTCTTTCCTCCGTGTTGTCAGCTCTTGTCGGTGCCCTGGCCGAGCAGCTCGCGGTACAGGTCGCGGCCGGCGTCGACGCCGCCGCTCTTGCTGCTGCCGCCCTTGCGTCCGCCGCGGCGGGCTCCCTGGTCGAATCCGCCGCCGCGGCGCCGGCGCGTGTCGCGCCCGCCCTCGCGGTCGTCGTCCTCGTCGTTCTCGTCCGTGCCGGACTTCTTCGGCGCGAGCCGCTTGACGAGTTCGGCGAGACCGTCCTCGTCGATCTCGCCGTCGTCGTTGACGTACCGGTGCAGGTTCACGTCGTCGGCGACGTCGCCCGCGTTCGGGATCACGCCCTTCGCCGCGGCGAGGAACGCCTGCCGGGCGAGCTTCGCGCCGTTCTTCGTGCGTTCCTCGGCGAGCGCCTTCGCGACCGCCTCGGCGGTTGCCCGCTCTTGCTCGGGCATGCCGTCGCGCTTGAGCTTCGCGAGTTCCTTCGCGGCGCTCGCGTTGTCCTTCGCGCGGCCCTCGTGCTTGCGCGCCTGCGTCTTCCACTTCTCGGCCTCGGCCTTCCAGTCGACGCCGTCGTCGTCCGTGTCGGACCCGTCGCCGTCGCCGCCCTGGTCGCCGTCGCCGTCGCTGTCGTCCTGGTCGCCGTCGTTGTCGCCCTTGCCGTCGCCGCCGTCGGCGTACCAGTACGGCGAGAACGGTCCGGACGCGTACGGGTGCGACCAGCCGGCCGCCGACTCGATACCGGGCAGGGTGGGCAGAGTGCGCGTGCGCATGGTGGTGTCTCCCGTGTCGGGGTGGGGTGAGCGTGGCGTGCGCCGTGTCGGCGCTCCGGTTCACGACGGGATGTCGTCGGGACCGGTGAACTCGTGTCGCTTCACGGCGAGCAGCGGCCCGTACTCGCCGTGCTCGCGCGTGATGATGACGTCTCGGTAATCGGGGGCGCGGCCGCCCGCGTCGGACTGCCCGACGCCCTTTGCGACGGCGTCGTGCGCCTCGCGCAGCAGCGTCTCGTCGATCACGTGTCCCGGATCCTTGCTGCCGACGAGCGGCTCGACCTTGCAGTCGCAGCCGGGGTGTATGGGCATGAGGTTCTCGACCCGGTACCGCTGCGTACTGGCGAGCGTGCACAACGCGCAGTTCTTCGTACCGGTCAACCGGCGCCGGAAGAACCGCGCCCCGCCCCGCTGCATGGACTGCTGCGCGGCGTGCGTCCGGGCGAGCTGCAGGTCGGTCTCGGTGATCGACAGCAGCCGCGTACGCCCCTCGGCGACCGCCTGCGTGTACGCCTTGCCCTTGCTGAGCGCCGTCCACGTGGTGACGAACGGGCGCGTGTAGACCTCGGCCGGATCGACCCCGCGCAGCGCCTCGTCGAGCTGCACGCCGACCGGTGCCGCCGCGGTGCCGAGCATGTCGGCGAGCATCGCGGACAGGTACGCGTCCGTGATCTGCCCCATCTGCGCCTGTGTCGCGAGGACGGTCGGCAGCACTTGCTCGATGAACTCGGCGGCGTCGCCGTCCCGGTGGCCGGTGAGACTGTCGAACGCGTCGAGGACGAACTGAATCACCCTCGCCCGCAGCGACGTCGACAGCCCGTCGTACCGCTCGGTGAGCGCCGCCTGCAGCGCCTCACCCACCGGTCGCCCCCTCGTCGTCGGGCAGGTTGCCCGCCGTCGGCGCCGGGTTCGCCGGCAGCAGCGATGCGGCGAGCAACTTCTGCGCGGCCGCGCCGCCGGCGATCCGGCGCACGCGCTGCGGCGTCTCGCCGAGATCCTCGGCAATGACGTCGAGCGGGTACCCGATGCTCGCCAACTTCGTTGCGGCGTCCGCCTGCACGGCCGGGCTGAGGTACTGCGGGTTCGCCCACCGCACCTCGGCCTCGGTGTAGTCCTCGGGCACGCCCGCCTGCGCGGCCGCGAGGGTCATCACCTCTTCGAGTCCCTCGCCGTACGCCGCGATGTGCTCGCGCACCTTCGCGACGTGCAGCACGTCGAGCGCGGCGACCGTGTCGGCCCCGATGTTGATCAGATCGCTCGCGTAGTAGTACGCGGGTGTCTGCGACAAGATCAGCATGTCGCGCACGTCGGACACGTGCTCCTTCAGGAACCCTGTCAGGTCGGTCGCGTCGAGCTGCCCGAACTGCGCGTTCTCGCCCTCACTGACCCACACGGTGTTGGGGCCCGGCGTGAACGGCTGCTCGACGACGACGAGGCCGGTCTCGGGATCCTTCCTGCGGGCGAACTTGTGGCCTCGCACCCACTTCTGCCGGAACCCGCTGTACCGGCTCGCCGCCATGCGGTTCAGGACGCCCATGTTGACCCGGTCCTGAATGTCCATGGCGACGGCGAACTCGGGCTCGGGATCCTCGCCGAGATCCGGCATGCGGGCGAACTCGACGAGCGGCAGGCGGCCGAGGTCGTGCGGCTCACCCTCGTCGCTGTCTCCGACGTACACCCATGAGTCGGGTCCCCACGGCAGCCGGCGCCCGCTGCAGCGCTCGGCCGTGCGGTACGGAAAGCTGCGGTCGTCGTACAGGACGCGCGCGTACGCGTAACCGTCGACGTCGTCGTGCCACGCCTTGAGCCCGACGAGCGGCTCGCCGGTCTCCGGGTCGTACTCGACGACGCACTCGCTTGGGTGCTCGGGCGTGATCAGCGGGCTCGGGCGGCCGTTTTCCTCGGTCCGGGTCGGGTGCGGGCCGACGAGCATGTACCCGACCGACTGCGCCATGCCGCACCGCCACACGAGTTTCTGCCGCGAGTCGAGCCGGTTCGCCTGCCACCAGCGCGAGGCCCGGTCGTCGGGCGTACCGTCCGGACCGGTCACGCCGAGCGCGAGTAGCCGGTGCACGGTGGCGTTCGCGATCAAGCCACAGAAGTTGGTGCGTGCCTTGCGCTGAAAGTCGATGAACGCCGCCTCGGCGTTCCTCGGCAGTTGCGGCAGGGGCGGCCGGCCGCGGTAGTACAGCCACCACTCATCGAGCAGCCCCTGCCGCTTGCGCAGCCGACGCCCGAGGCGCAACAGCATGAAATCCGGGTTGTCGAGTTCCGGTGTCTCGTCGAGCACAGCGCCCCCCTTCGGGCCCGTCAGAACGTGCCGCCGAACATTTCCTCTTCCTCGGCCGCGACGCCCTTCGCGATCGCGTCGAGGCGGCACTGCCACGCGAGCACGGCGGCGACCGCCGAGTCGATCTTGTGCGGGCTGTCGGGGTGCGCTTTGGCGATCTGCAGTCCCGACCGGCTCGGCCTGCGCCGGGCGTTGACGAGGTGTCGGACGAGCGCCGACGAACCGTCGTGCGTCAACTCGCCCTCGGTCAGTGCGGTGTGGAACTTCTCCAGTGCTCGCACGATCAGCGTCGACCGGCCGCCGGTCATCCACCACTCGATCGGGTGCTGCCGGGTCGCCTGCACCTTCAGCCGCGGGCCGTAAGCCGCTTCCCAATCGGCCACGTGGCTTTCCCACTTGGCAGGGTCGGCGTAGAACCCGACGACGTCGTACGTCGCGAACGCCTCGACGATCGCGGCGAGCACCTCGACGACCGGCACCTGCCACTCGACCGGCTTGCCGTCCTGGTCGACCGGCATCCGGTCGGGCTGCTCCCACACGCCGATCGTGAACAGGTGCCCGTCGGACAGTCGGCAGCCGATCAGCGCGGTCGCGTCGGTCACGCCGCGCGCCCGCTTCCGCGAGCCGTCGAACCCGAGCACGATCCGGTCGCCGGGCTGCACCTCGCGGCCGAGGTCGGACGACGCCCGCACCTCGGGCTCGGTCAACCATGCGTCACTGGCGTGTGTGATCTGGTTCAACAGGTCGGCCCGCAGATCCTGCGGCTCGTTCGAGGTGTCCCAGAACTCGGACGTGAGCCGCTCGATCGGCGACCAGCCGGGCGCGCACGGCGGGTCGTGCAGCACGCACCCGTCGGGGTGATCCGAGCTGTCGCCGTACGCGTACCGCAGGCCGGCGACGAGGGACCGCTCGTCGCTCATGTCCGTGTCCGGCGGCGCCTCGCGGTGATCGGCGAGGATGCCGCGCGCCCGCGACCGGCCGTCGATGATCGCCTGATAGTCGGCCGCCGACTTCTCGGCGACCGAGCCGACACCCGGCGTGTACGCGTTCGGCGTCTCGATCAGCGACCCGCCCAGCTTCGCGGCGTTGAACCGCATCACCTTCGCGAGCCGTACACCGCCGTTGGTCGCGGTCCATTCCTCTGTCTGGTCGAGCGAGGCGAAACAGGCGGGGTCGCCCTTCGTGCTCGTCGCCGACGAGGTGATCGGCGACACCTCGCCGCGCGGCAGGTAGATGACCGTGTCGAGGCATTCGAGTCCGTAGTCGGTCGACAGCGACCGGCCGCGCGCCATCTCCAGCAACGGCAGCCACGTGTTATCGGTCTGCTGCTCGGTCACTGCGGCGATCCGCACGAGGGGCGTTCGGATCGAGTGCCACGGACGGCCGACCGGCTCGCCGTACGAGTCGAACCCGTCCGGCACGACGTCGGCGCACGCCTCGGCGAGCGCGATCGCCCCGACAAACGGGCTCTTGCCCCACCCGCGCGGCCGGCTGAGCAGCGCCCGGTGAATGACCCGCTTGCCGGTAACCGGGTGCAGCTCGTAGTACCGCAGCAGGAACTCGGCCTGTTCCTTGGTCGGGATGTACGGCGCCCCGTCGTCACGGCCGGGCTGCGCGAGATTCCCGATCATCCAGTCAATGACGTACCAACCGAGCGTGGGGAACTCGCCCTCGTACTCCGGGCCGCGCCACGGCATGACGCCCCCTAGCTACGCGCTGCCGCCCTCGGCGGACTTCCCGCCGTTGATCGGCCGCAGGTTCCCGTACAGCTCGCGAGCCGACGGCACGCCAGAGCTGCCGCGCCCCTGGTCGGCGCCGTCCGCCTCGGCGAACACCATGCGCAGCCGGGCCCGGTCCGCCGGCGTTGCCCCGAACGCCGCGACGCGCAGCCGCAGCTCGCCGGCCGCCGACAGATCGCCGCGCCACAGCCGGGCGTGAATCAGGGCGGTGTCGAGTAGGTACTGCCAGTCGGACGTACCGAAGTGCTCGGCCTGCGGCGAGTCGATCCACATCTGCCACCACTCGCGGGTGCGCTCGGGCCACACGAACTCGACGAGCTGCTCGTCGCGCTCGATCCGGAAGTCGGGCAGCTCGGGCGCCTCGGCGCTCTCCCACCTGAGTACGGTCTGCGGAACGGCGTCCTTATTGCGCCGCGCCCGCCGGTTCGGGTCCTTCGGCGCCGGTCCCATGCCGCCCATGGCTGTACCTCCCGTGTCGGGTGCGCCGCAGCACACCCGTGTCGGGGCGCTACAGCAGCGAGTCGATTACGTGCTGCAGGTCGCCGAGCCGGCGCGGCGCAATAA